TTAAGGAAGAAACCGCAAGTGCTAAGGGTTAAGAATAATTAAGTGTGACACCCTATGACGGCTATTTACTATCCTTTTCTATAGGGATAAAAAATAAAGCCTATATATAGATATAGGGAATGCCAGTCATAAGGTGTCACAGATTATTAGGTGGTGATAGAAATGATTGTAAATCTTGATGAGATGAAGGGTTACCTTCGTGTGGACTTTGATGATGATGATGCACTTATCGAGAACTTCATCACAACCGGGCAGAATCTCTGTGCAGATATAGCCAGATTATCTTTGGATGAACTTGGTGCGATTCCATCTTCTAAGATAGCCGTCATGTATGCCGTTGCGTATCTTTATGAACACAGAGAAAATGCCAACTACAAGGAACTGACACTTTCTCTGCGTTCCCTGCTTTTCGGCATCAGAAAGGAAGGATTCTGATGGATATTTCAAAGCTAAATCAGCGGATTTTAATTCAAAAAGGAAATACACAAACAGACGATGTGGGAAATGTACTTCGGCAGTGGCAGGATTTTTATTCCTGCTTTGCGTCTATTAAGACTACAGGCGGAAAGGAACGACAGAAAGGTGATACAGAGGAGCAGCACTCCGTATCCTTTGCTGTTCGTTTTTGCAAACAGCTTTCAGAGATTTCTGCTGTGGATTACCGCATTGTGTTCCGTGGTAAAACCTACAACATACTTCAAGTCGGCTTTGCAGACTATGACGGCAAAACAGTAAAAATAAAAGCAGAATCGGAGGAATCCTATGGAAGTATCGGTACAGGAAATGACGAATGAAATTTTAAACTGTATAAAGCAGTACACCGAGGAAGCATCAGAAAAAATAACCGAGGTCTGCAAGGAAGAAAGTGAAATTCTCAAAGAAAATTTGAAAAAAGACAGTCCTAAGGGCAACCGAAGAAAGTACGCAAAAAGCTGGAAAATAAAGAAAATTGAAAGAAACGGCTATGTTCAGTATGAGGTTTATAACACCCAAGGACATTTGACACATCTTCTGGAAAAAGGACATCAAAATTTTGTCGGCACAACAAAAGGCAAACAAAAACAGGTACATACCAAAGGTGGAAGAACCGCCGCTTATCCGCATATTAAGCCAAATGAAGAAAAGGCAAAGGAAACCGTAGAACGGCGAATTAGGGAGGTTCTGCAAAATGGATGAAAAAGAAATGAAAGCGTTTTTGGATAAAACAGGACTTCCGGTTGCTTACAGTCATTTTCCCGACAATCAAAAACCACCTTTTCTCTGCTTTCTAAGTGATAAGAAAGCAGAAGGCTGTGACAACAGGAACAACCTGTACCGCTATGATTACAGCGTAGAACTGTATACAACAAAGAAGGATATACAATCCGAACAAAAACTAGAATGTCTGCTAAATGAGACAGGCATTCCTTTTTCTTCGGAAACGGTATGGCTTGATGATGCAGATTTATATGTAACCTACTATTCCATCAGCACTTATAAAAAGATTGGAGTGTGAAAAACATGAAGATACCCGAAACAGCACAAAAACAGACGGAGGACATTGCCATTGGCTCAGGATATATGTATATCAAGGAATACGAAAAAGGCAGTGCCATTCCAAAAATATCGGAGATTGCCGTAGAAGAAAACCGAAAAGGCTATCTTTCCGGCGGTGCGTCCATTTATTATACACCTACCATTGATACCTATAAGGACGATATGGAAGAAATCACAAGAAAGATTTTATCCGGTGAGGACATTGGCATTAAAGGCAGTATCGGTACATTTATGCCGGATACCTTCGGCATTATGGCTCCGAATTCGGAAATTACAACAGACAACACCGATAAAAGTTCCAACATCTATATTGGTGGTATTAAGAACTTCAAAGATAAATATTACGCTGTTGTCTTTGCTGCGGCAGACGGCAGTATGTCTGCTATGATTATCGGTCAGTTGGAAGGCGGCTTTACCCTTGAGCGGAAGAAAGACAGCATGACTGTCTGCGACCTTGATTTCAAGGCAACGGAAAAGCTTGACAGCAAAGGGCATAAGCTTTTAATCAACTGGGGTGTCGGTGCGGAAGTGACAGAATAAAGGAGAATTGCCATGTATGATTTTACAAAACCAAAGCAGAAAACACTGCCTGTAAAGCTGAAAAACGGAAAGGTCATTGTTCTCTTTCCGCCAAACGGATATGTGTTGGAGGCTATTTCCGAAATGCAGTCGGCTGATGAAGCAGAGGCAGTTAAAAACATCTATTCTGTATTTCAGCAGCTTTTAAACCAAAATAAAAGCGGCTTTAAAATAAGCCGAAATGATATTTTAAGCTATGATGTGGAGGAAATTCAAGACTTTATTGCTAATGAATATATGGACTTTGTGCTTTCCATTCAAAAAGACCCAAACTAATGCTGCCCTATTATCCCATAAAGGATAATGGGGCATTTCACTGGGAGATTTACAGCTACAGCAACAAAATGATAGCAGATTACTGCAATATTCCAATTACTAAAGTGAAAGCACTCCCGCTTGATGAATGGCTGATATACCGTAGAGATTCCTTTATATTCAACTGTGAGCAAAGCGAAAAAGGACGAAGGTATTTGAAAAACGCTTATCTGATGACACAGACCAAGCCAGATATAAAAAGATTGAAGGAAGTATTTGGATAAAACTTTGTTTTTCAGCACTTGTTGCCGCAGGTGCTTTTTTCATACCATAAAGGAGGTGAACGCATGGCCAATGACATAAAAGGAATTATTGTAAGAATCGGTGCAGATACAACGGATTTAAGCAAGGCCATGAGCAGTGCCAACCGTTCCATCAGCACAACACAGAAACAGCTGAATGAGGTGCAGAAAGCATTAAAGCTTGACCCGTCCAATACGGACCTATTGGCACAAAAATACAGACTGCTTACTGAAAAGGCAGACGAAACAAGAAAAAAACTCCAGACATTAAAGGACGCACAGGAACAGGTTGAGGAGCAGTACCGAAACGGTGAAATCGACCAAGGAAAGTATGATGCCTTCCGCAGAGAACTGATTTCAACGGAAAATCAGCTGAAGAAACTTGAAAAAGAAGCAGCAAAATCCAATGCCGCTATCAATTCATTTGGCGAGAAAATGAAGGACATAGGCGGAAAGCTGACAGCCGCAGGCAAAACAATTATGCCCCTTTCCGCCGCTGTTGTGGGAATCGGCACTGCGGCGGCTGTATCGGCTGTGGATTTCGAGGATGCCATGGCAAAGGTCAGCACCATTGCCGACACTACGGAAGTTCCCCTTGATGAACTGCGTTCACAGATACTTTCTCTATCTTCTCAGACAGG